TCGTAATCGGTACGAACCACGTTTATTCAGCATGGCCGCTGTTGCACTTAACCCTGTGCGGGTTGGTTCCTCTTTCCTACCAAAGCGTGCAGTTTATAAAGATGCTGCTTCCTCGGTCACCACACCGGCTCAGATGAGCTACCACTAGTCGCGCTGGTTGTGAAGCCAGATTTGTTGACATCGCTGATTGAAGGTAATCACCCCTCGTATGAGTTAGTTGGTAGACACCCAACGTGTAGTTTTTAAACTCTTCGGAGTTCTGCCGCTGTTTTGACCTCAGCATGTAGTTTAATGTCTTCGGATTCCCAGTGATTATTCACCACTCGTAGTTTAACGCCTTCGGGCATTCAACAATTAAGCAAGGCCTGATGATGCGGTTGTGATTATAATATCGACATCCGAATTAGTTGGGAAGACACCTGCGTTAAAGGTAATAACTGTTGATACATTATTGGGTGTAAGTCTGATGTTAGTTTGGTACATCACATTAGGAGTTGAGATGCCACTAGGAGCTTGTCCAAAAGCTTGGGTTCCTCCATCGTAAATTCCAGGAACGTCAGCACCGTTGGTAATACTTCCAATGACAAAACCGCTGAAAATAGCATTACTTCCAACATGAAGGATTGTAAGTGTGTAAGTCCCGGTGAGGGCATTCGGAAACGTGATAGTGTTTGCTGTGACAATTAAGTCAAGTTCATTCACTGGTACACGAACCGCAGTGGTGCCCAAAGCGTCTGTTCCGGTTACGCTTGACCGTGCAAAGTGTGAGATGTTGCCACCACCAATGGTACCTGGTAGAATTGGCTTCATCAATTCAACACAGTAACTAACCCAAAGCTCCCCTAACACAATTGTCGGATTGTTGTTTTGGGTTGCGAATTGGAAATTACCATGATCGTAGAGACGAAGATCTTGTCCAGTTGGTGGTAGACTATCTCGAACGTACTTTGCTCCTAATACATTTAGTGCGGGGTCGCACTCGATGCCATGAATACAAGAAAGTGTGGGTTTAGTTGATACCGCAAATTCTGCATTCTCCATTTGTTGTTTACTCAAGTACAATGGGGCGTCCGCGTTGTAATTAGTTGACATAATTACAACGCCGGGGACACCGGCATTGGCGTAATCCGTAGTGAGCGGTCTAAATTCGAAAATAAGCCCGTGCCATCTGTATTCCTGGTAACACCCTGCCACGGTTGAAAGCCATGGGAAGGTCTTGGACATACCAGGATTGAGAGGGTAAGCATTATTAGTGAATGATGCTGTTCCAGAAATATCGCCTAAGTACTCGCGATGGGTGACAATGTTGGCTTGGCCGTCTGATGAGAACTTCGGAATCTGGTTGCTGTTGGTGAGGACATTATAATGTGGCTGTTGGCCAACCATAGTGTATTCCCCTGATCCAAAGATGCTACCGATTCCTGATCCTAACCATCGTCCGACACTGTTGCCGATATTGCCTTTGCCGAATAAATTACCGGCAGCTTTTCCAACGATTCCTCCAACATCCCCGAAAGGTGTTGATTTCTTCATTGATTTGGTTAACTGTTTGACTTGCTTTTGTTGCTTGGTGTTGCGTTTTCTCATAATATTGGATACCACATGAGTAGTGCGACTGTACATCCATAAGAACTAAGCGTCCGTCCGTGCAGTCTGTTGGCATTCTGTTTAGCACTAAAGTAATAGTTTTGGCGGTTGACTTATAGACCCAATTCCCCGTGGGCAGACGGAGCACTGTAGTTTAGCGTCTTCGGACGAAGGGATCACCCCTCACGTAGTTTAAGGCCTTCGGGCCAGCCAACTACAACGGCAAGTGTTCAAAGCGGTCCATAATGGATCCGACTGTGAACGCAATACCGATGTAGTATTCCTCAAGAGCTATTTGCTCTGAGGGGGTAATACCAAATGCCAACCAGAATGAGTATCTGGTTTTGGAAGAGATTTTGGTATATTTATAGTTCATTCCGGCACTAAGCCTCTGGAATCCACCTTCAAGGGTAGGATCTGAGAGAGCTTTTGCGCCATTGGAATTCCGCTTAAGGCAAGTGTAGAATTCTTGCATGACTGGTATGCCGCTGGAAAGTGATTGCCCACCTTCACCAACAGCTGCCAACCATTTAGAAGCCAATTTTCCATTGTCTAGGGGTTTGATCGCGACCAAATCTTTACTGATGCAGACCCTGGGGTCTCTCACCATTAAGTATTGGCCATCAGCACCCATGATAGGATAACTTTGACAGAATTCGACTTTTTCAAGGACGTAAACAGGTTTCTCGGTCACCACTTTGAAACCCGCCGTTGAAAACCACCAGTCTATATTCCGCGATAAGAGTTCTTCATGCTCTTTCTCGACGAATAAGACACAATCGTCTCCGTCATTGATCAATCTTGCCTTAACACCTAAATACGTGAATAATCCGTACACGATAGCACACATGATCGTCACATTGCCCAGTGACGTGTTGCTGTCACCGGACATGCGGTTATGCGTGGTCCTGTACTTTATGAATCCTTCAGCGCATTTAGCACTACATTTGTTGTTTCTTTGTAGTCGCATTAGGCGTCGAAAGTACTTATCATTAGGGTAGTACTTACTATAAATTGAATGTTCCCATCGAAGTGCTTCGTTAGAAACACGTTGGTCGAATCTCTCCGCATCTAGCCCGATGGCCACTGGTGAGTTAAACTCATCCCAAGTGGCTTTGATGGCCAATCCGCGGTCGGAAGCATTCATACCCTTGAACACCGTCTTAGAGTGAAAGATGGTGTCAATGGCTTTATAAATTTTCTTCTCAATAGGCTTAATATACCTACCTGTCTCCACAATATACCTCGGATCACGTGGTTGTATAATCCTCGGTACAGGGTCAATTTTCTTTGTAAAGTTATACTTTTCGCATTTAACGAATGCCTTGACGTTAGCCAATTTGTCGTTAAATCCGAGTGTGTCATTTTCCTTGATTGCATTCAAGTAGATGGTCCTTCTTCGAGCCTGGTATGACATAGCGAATTGCTCTGCCTGCATCGGGTTGGTAAAAGAAACATGTTTCTTGATTGCAACTTCAAAATCTGCCACACACATTGAAAACTGTGCCCTGGTTGGCCGAATAGGTTCTGAGTATTCTCCGTCTTTCTTAACGAAAAATACACGCTCCTTTATCGCCCGCTCTATTGTGGTTAGAGAGTTGTTGTAAACTGCGTAATCCACTTCACTTGACAGTTTGGTGAAGCAGAAGGTTTTGCGCTGTTTACATTGTTTGTGTCCCTGCTTTACTACCTCTAGGTTGGGATGGTCGGGTGCTTGCGTGGGCAAGCAATCAATCCCAGGTAGGGCCGCAAGGCCACATCAGTTGGTCCCTTCCGGCTCGGCCCGTCTCCGGGAACCGAACCAGTTGAATAGCCATGGGGAACTTCTGGATATATAAACCCTTGAAGCTTCCTCACGCCTATCTATAAAGGCATGGGACTGCCTAAATTTCATTGCCTCTACCTCGAACCTATTAGGAACGAAGACACACTCAACGGCCAAAGGCAGTTGAGCGGCAACGTGTGTTGGTCTCATACCAATCTCAATCATATAGTTTTTAATGAACCTGTGGGCGACCAAC